TGAGGAATTAAAAAAATTAGTTGAAGAAAAGTATGGTGAAAAAACAGATGAAGAAGTTGATAAACTTACCAATGAATTAAAAGAAGAATTTGGAACATATCTAAATGCTTTAGGTAAATCCGGTACCAGACTGTTTAATTCAGATATTGAAAAAGCTTTTAAACAGTTTATAGATTTTCATGAATTAGATAAAGAATCAAAATCTTTAGTAGACTACATTAACCTACTACATGATCCTAATGGATATATAGAACATGTTAATAGAAATGCTAAATGGATGAAAGATCTATATAATAACCGTAAAGGATATTATAAAGATATGGTTATGAAAGCTATTGAAGCTAAAGAAAGTAATGACTTGATTAACCATTTAGCAAATCAAAATATTTACATAAGTGTTGATGCATTACAGGATTGGTTAGAGAATGGAACATTCCCTGAAGAGTTTTATGATGATAGTAACAATACTGTTATTACTGTAAATAATCCTAAGTATCAAAACTATATTGAGGTCTTCATTAGATTGGCCGCAATTCAAAATAAAGATTCAGGATTTACTGAAGAAACTGCAGATGATGTATTACAAGAAAGACTAAATGAACTTGATAAGCAAAAAGCAATTGACATCAATAATCTTGTAAAATCTTTAACCAGAGAAGATGTTGGTACTATTTTACCTACAGGTAAGAAAAAGTATTTTAGCATGTCAATGATTGTTGCAGAATCTTTATCAGGAGAGTATATTGAAGCAGTATATGATACTGAAGAGAACCCAATAATCTACTATAATGATAATGGTATACTAAAGTATGATGATGTTAATGGTGAAGTTGTTGAGGAAAATGATGATATTGATTTTACAAGTGCTGTAAGATTTACTAATGTAATGAAACCAGATCCTACTGAACTTCAAACTATAATTGACAAATACAATGCATTAAGAACTGAGATCATTGATGAGTATAGAATTAAACCTACAACTGAAAAAACAGAGGTTGTAGTAGAACCACTATCAACTTCTACTGACATTGATGAACTCAAAGAAAGAGCTCCAGAACTTCATGCAGCTATTCTAGATGCTTTTGATAAATACTATGAAGGTTTACCAAGTATTGTTACTGAAAATGCAACAGAAGAACAAAAACAAAACATGTTTACTGAATACATGAGAACAAGTATTACAGTAAAAGATTTGATTGATGAGTATAACAAAACTTCAAAAATTAATGAGGCTAATCAACAAATAGCAGAAGTATCAGACTTTAGTTTTATGTTGAATGGTAAACGTGTAAACACTGAGAATTATGAAACAATTCCTAAACTAAGAACACTGACTTATGCACTTGATGCAATAATTGAGAATTTGAATAAAGTTCTAAAACCAAGTTTTGAAAACATCAATAAAGTTTCTGAGTTAAAAGCTATCAAGAATAAAATTGAGATGTTAATTAAAACAAGAGCTCAAGCTGGATACTCTCCAGAAATGAAAAGAGCAATTGAACAAATTGAAGAACTTAGAAAAATGCAATTTAATATCAGTTATGACAATACATATGTTGTAAATGATAAACCAATGGAAAGAGTTACTAGAGCTATTCAAAGATTCTTAGGTAATGAGTATTCTTATAAGTATATGAAGAAAGTAAATACAGCATTTGATGATGCCGTAACTGAATTCATGGATAAGAATAAAAATGCAACAGAACCCACTGAAGCTTTAGTAGATGATTTTATTGAAAAATTAAAACTTAAACAAGTAAAAGGTGATGGCATCAGTACTTCTACTCTTAAAGAAGTAAAATCTGACTTGATGAACTTTATGAATAGAGGTTATATCTCTAGAAGTAATAGTTCAACACCAATTCAAAATGGTATTGTTACTGCAGTTGCTCCTACAATAGAAGGTAAGTTTGACAATAGATATGTTTTTGAAATAAGTAATGGAGCTATTGTAAGTGGTAAACATATCATAAGTATTGATGGTGTTGTTTCTCAAGAAAATGAGGTTAAGAGTTTAGAAAAAACATATAATGATCTTAACCAAAATAAAAAAACAAATTATGTTTTTACAACTTTATCAACTGAAGAACCACTTGATAAATTTAATGCATTGAAAGAAGAATTAAAACCTATTATTGCAGAAAGAACATATGAGGAAGCAGAAAAAGCAGGTAACTATATTGATCAATCAATTAAAGATTTATTTGCCGGAAAGGTTCCTAAATTTGAACCTGCTTCAATAACTGAAGAAGCTTACAATCAATTGTTTGGAGAAGCAGGTTATCTTGCTAAGATTAAAGAAATGGTTGACACTGGTCAGTACTATATGGTTTCTGAAGACTTAAGAGTATATGATGAGAATGCTGGTATTGCCGGTGAGATTGATTTACTTTTAGTTGATCAAACTGGTAAGTTTGTTATCATTGATGTTAAAACAGGTAAAAAAGAAAAATGGGAAGGATACAATGATACTACTAGTCCTTATCATAATGCAAGAATTGAAAACACATATCAACAAGCAGCATATGCTAGATTACTAGAAAACATGTTCCCAGGTATTGATGTTAAGACTGCTATCTTACCAATTCAGATTACATATAATGATGAGACAGCTTTAATTACATCTGTTTCTAAACCTTCTGATAAAACAAAATTAAAACCAGGAGAGAAAAGATTATTGGCCCCAGGAAGATTCATTGTAAGTCTTGATAAAAATTCTGTTAAAGATGACATAGATCAACTTATTCCTGTTGCAGGAACAATACCTGTTGGTTCAGAATTATCTGCAGCTACAAGAGCTAAGTTAAATAATCTTGGGTTTAATAATGACATGATTAAAGTTATGTCAACTGAAGATATTGAAACTGCAAAAACAGCAACAGAAGCAAAAGATGTTAAAGATTTAGTTATTAAATATGATTTACTTACACAATCTCCAGGACCTTTAAATGATGTTGAAGGTATACCTCCTGGAGATGGAGCACCTTTACCTGGTGCAGAAAGTGAACCACCTACTGTTTTAACTGGAAAAGAAAAATTTGTAAACAGCCTTACGTTTGGTAGTCCTACAACACCTACAACAGAATTAAAAACAACATCTGTAGCTGATGTAGTGGAAGAGCTAAAAGGAATAAATGATTTAGCTGCATTTAATAACTTTAGAAGAGAGTTAAACAAGAAAGCAGTTGCTCAATTAATTAATCCTGTTGACTTAGAAGTAATGCAAAGATTAATGACTGATAAGAAAGCTGAATTGTCAAAACCTGAAAATGTCAAGTTAACTGAGTCTAATATCAAAGTTGGAGACAAGCTTATTGTAAAAAACACTATCTTTAAGACCAGAAATGCAGATCAAATATTTGCAGAAATGAATACAGAATTAGTTGTTAAAGAAGTAAAAGATGGAAAAGTTAAGTTTAGCCATAAAGGTTCTTCTAAAACAATTGGTTTATCGGAAATAAATGATTATTTTACTAATATGGAAGTTGAAAACATTAAGTCTAAAATCAACACTGTAGCAGACAGTGAAACAAAACAGAAGGCAGATGAAAGTGTATCAGTTACAGATAACTTTTTAAATAATACTGACACTACTCAATTGGATCAAGAAGGTAAAGCACTAAGTTTTAAAGATGCTTTAGCTAAACAAAAGAAGGAAAGAGAAGAAAGTTGTGTCAATAACAAATCAAATACATGAAAACAAGTTGTGTTTTAACAGAAAACGATATTAAGAACCTGTATGTTACTACAGTCTCAGGAATAAATGAAGCTATGAAAAATGGTGAAGTATTTAATCCTAATTCATTTATGCAAACCATATTTGATGTGTATGATGAAGATAATGATCCAGTAACAGGTGCATTATTTGTACAACAACTTCCAAGTATTATAGGTATTATTATTTCTAAACCTTTTATGCGAGGTGTAAAGATTGATAAGACTGTTGATCTTTTGGATTTAAGAGATAAGTTTCTTGATCCTGATACTGGTATTGATAATGTCTTTGAAATTTTTAAACCTCAAACAGATCCTGAAACATTAAAGACTCTTATTGCTATTCAAAAAGGAATTGAATTAAATGACCAAAATGAAAAGAAACCAGTTCAAAGAGCAGATGTAAGACTAGGTGCCTACAGTCCTTTTGGCTTAACTATGCAAATGTTTGAAGCTAAGAAACCTTCTGAAAAAGGAGAGTTTGAAATTGAAAAAATTGATAAATCAAAAGATAGAATTTACAATACTCTTTTTAATATCAAGAAAGCATTACCAGATGATTTTAACGGAATGTCAGAAGCAGTCTATGAAGGTGTAACTTTAGTTTTGACACCTGCAAAGTTGACTGGTATGAGACAAACTTGGTTGGATAAGTATTCTGTTGATAGAATTATTAAAAGTGCTACATTCAAAAAATACCGTACTGGTAAAGCAGGAGTTACTGAAGCAAATGAAATGATTGTTATGGTTCTTACTGATAAAGCTACTAATCAATTTGTAATGTTTGATGAAGATGGGCATATTGATAAAACTGGTAAACCTGTATATCAGTACTTAAGAGATACTCGATTTGAAAATGGAAGATTTAGAGTAACTGATATCTATGGATTATCTGACCAGATTATTACACCAAGACAATTACTTGACAATCAAATTGCTGATTCAGAATTATCTACAGAAGAGTTTGAAGAAATGTTGGCTAAACAAGGTAGGACAACTGATGAGTTACTTAAAGAACTTGATGCTGAACAACAAGAACAGTTTAAGATTCTTTATGGAATGAAACAAGATATCCTTAGTGGTAAACTTGGGCAATATAGTATAACAGGAATTAGTAATGGATTAAACTTTGGTTATGTAAGAAAGACTATTCCTTTTAATGAATTGATTAATATCCCAGGTGTATCAAATGATGTATATAAAACTTTAGATATTATTAAGTCACCTCGAGATGGTTTTGGTAAATCACAGGCTGTAGTTACTATTAATGATAGAGAGTTTGCTGTAAACAGACCTAACATGGATGAAACTATCATTGATAAGATAGCTACTGTTTTGAGCAACCCTAATATATCTGATGCTAATAAATTTATATATGTTAATCAGTTTACTGTTAATTTAGATCCTGAAGTTCAAAGACATAAAATTAATTTTAACCAATCATCACAGGTGATATCTTTCTTTTATACACCTTACACATATGATAAAACAATACTGTTAAAAGCAAAAGCACAAAAAAAAGCTCAAGAAAATAATCAAAAAGTAAACTTAGATGAGTTAAATAAAGCATTTGCCCCTATTAAGTTAGACTTATCTGCAGCTGATGCAAAGGATAAAATAAAAGAAGTACTTACCAATGCTTATTATGATAAAGAAAAAATTCAATCTTCTAAAATGAAGTTTGAACCTAAGCTTAATGGTAAAACATTTTTAGATTATAATGCGGCTACTGGTAAGTTTGTAAGAGCAAATTATACTGATTTTATTAAACAGTTCCCTGCTGATGTAGTGTTTACTCCTGAGAATAGTTTAGGAGTATTCAACTCTTATATTATGTTTAGACCTAATACAGCATTTACAGAATCTCTGAATAAGGCTAAGGAAAAAGTTGATAATGGTTTACCTACTCAAAATAATACAATTAATTTTGAAGAAAATCAAACTGGTGGTTATCCAGCTAGAACTAGAATCAATGCTTCTGCTGATGCAACAATACATTTAGGAGATAACTTTGAAACTCCTGGGGAAAAACTTACTAAAAAATCTGTAAAAGAACAAGGTAAGGTTTATAGAACAATAGAAACAAATGGTATACCTTTGAATGCTATTAGTAAAGACAGCATGTCAAAGGCAATTGAAAATATTGTAAAAGCCTTAAATACAGTAAATGCAAAAACTTTAAATATTGCAGGGAACGGTATATATGACATGAAAGGTCGTACTCAAGAAGAAGTTGATAAGTTTACTTATGATTTATTATATGGTATAGTTAATTCACCAAACCTTAAAAACAAAATTACATTAATAAGAAGTGGTGGTCAAACTGGATTTGATGAAGCTGGTGCTAAAGCAGGTATAAAATTAGGTATTCCAACTACAGTTCTTGCACCAAAAGATTGGGAGTTTAGAACTAATGAAGGTAATGTTAAAAATGAACAAGCTTTTAAAGCTAGATTTAATATTACTCAATTATCTATTAGTAGTAAAAACTTTGATAAAAAAAATATTTTTACAGTTACACCTATACAAGCTGCTGATAAAAAAGCAATTTCTAAAGCAAGTATTGCTACTCAGTTTATAGGATTTGGAGAAGGTATTACTGGAAGTTCAACAGAAACATATAGACAACAAGCAGGATCATTTGCTAATACAGGTAACTATTCTGATAATGATGTAATATTTGTATCAATTGGAGGTAAAAGAGGTACTGAAGAACAACAAAAAACCCAACAAAATAAAACTATTAAAGAAGCTATTAAAGCTGTAGAAGCTGGTGCAACAATTCTTACAGATAACAAAGCCTATACTAATGCTAGTAATTATAACACAGGAGAGAAAAGACTTTATGCTAATATGGAAGCTAAAGGTTACAGTTACTCTGAAATTACAGTTGATGGTCAGTTGATTGGTACTTGGAGTAAATCTACTCAACCAACTACTAGTGTTGAAACAGAAGTACCCAAAAGTAATATTGGTGAGTCAAGTGTTAACTTTCCGACTGTTCCAAATGTAGAAGAAGGTATTCAACCAACAGATACAAAAGGGCCAGAGACTGAAAATACTGAAGTAGGTAAAATATTCAATAGATTTCAATGGGATAGAAGTGCTAAGTTGCCAAATGGTGTAACTAAAGAACAAGTACAAGCTGCTCAAGAATGGTGGTCTAAGAGCCCGTTATCTAAAATTATTTCTCTTACTCAAATAGGAAACATTGTTAACTCAGATTCATTTGCAAGTTTCATTATTAATGGAGCTACCTTAGCTGATACCAGTATTAATATCAATACAGAGATTGGTGGTACTATGGTTGATGTTTACCATGAAGCATGGCATGGATTCTCTCAATTATTTTTAACTAAAGAAGAGAAAACTAAATTGTATAATGAAGTTAAAAACTTTAAAGATGCAAAAGGTAATCAACCTAATATAGATAAGTCTTTCTTTGAACTAGAAGAAATGTTAGCTGAAGATTTTAGAAGTTATATTTTAAATCCAAAAGCAACAAAAGGTGCTCCAACTAGAAATAGCTTATTTAGAAGAATATTAAACTTTATTAAAGGACTTTTTAATAAGAACTTCAAGAGAGAGGAAGTAGCCGGAGAAGTAACACTTGTACCTGCTGTCAAAGAACTATATGATAACTTATACATGGCCAGTGGGGATCCAAGTATATTAAACAAGTATAAGCCAAATGTTGACAATGCTATGTTTAGTATGCTTGACAGAGGTGTTAGTTCAGTAGAAGATAAAAAAGCTGAAGTATTAAACTTTCAAGACTCTACTGAATTAGTAAATAGTATTGACTCTATTATTTCAGATACAATTGATAAAGTCTATGCTGATAGTGTTGCCCTTGCTGCACAACAAAATGATGATAAAATTGTAAGTAAAGCTGGTGCAGTAAAAATTCTTACTGATGCAAGAAACAAAAAGGTAGCTTATGAAATGGTTCAAGAAGAACTACAAAAAAGATACAATGCTGTTTTAACTGAACTTGAGACTGCAAAAACTGAAAATGATGCTGTAAAAGTAGACCAGTTAGAAGATGTTGCAAGAATTCTAAAACTTGGTTTAGAAAACTTTGGTGATGAAACAAAAGGTTTAGTTAAATATCATATTGAAAATAGTACATTTGATATTGTACGCCAGAAGTTTATTGAGATTGACTATGCAGATGATGAAGAAAATAAAACAGTAGCAGAAGAAGCACAAACAAGTGAAAGGTATGGTGATAAAGTTGTTAATGATAAGTCACTTCAAGAACTTGCAAGTAAAGAAACACTGTACATTTTAAAAAGTTTATTTAAGAAAAGTGGTAAAAACTATGTTTATAATAAACTTGGGTTTAAAGAACTTGCTGATTTTACAACAACATGGAATAATGTAACCAGAGCTATTGGTGGTATTAAGGACAGAGTTGAAATGTATAATGAACTTAAGACAGCTGCTCTTACCTTTCCTGAATTACAACAGTTACTTGATTATAAACTTCCGGATCCTACAAAGTTATTGGATAGTTCTGAGTTTAAAATTAGTTCTGCTTTTTGGCAAGACTTTAAAAAACCTAGGATTACATACATTCAACTTACGGCATTTAAAGAAGGTAAAGGTTATGAGTTAGAAGTTACTGAAGCTTCTATTGAAATTTCTAGTGTCCTTAGAAAATTCCAGAATAAATTTAAAGCTGATACAGATAATTCTTATGTTAATAGAGTTAACAATATCAATACTTTAGATCTTCAAAAAGTTGCTGAAAAGTTTGCAAGAAAAGATAATGGAGAATTTGATAGTACAAAAGCATTTGATTTTGCAAGAGCTATTGGTCTATACATGGATGAATTATCAGTTATTAAAAATGAATTAACGGCAAACAAAAAATACTATAGTTTAGAGTATACTTTTAAAGCAATTAAAGAATTAGCTGAACTTGAGAAAGAATCTAATATTCCAAAGAATAAAGTAACAAGTAAACAGTTAAGAGCTATTGGTGATTTTAAACTTGATCCTGTTGGTGTACTCAAGAATGGTATTCCTGCTGGTGTTATTTCTGATAAAGAGTTTAAACAAAAAAATATCATTGAAAGATTTGCAGAGTTACAAGGTAAATATGGTGCTGACTCTTCAAACTTTAGTGTACTTAATGCAGAAAGAAATTTAGTTTCTGAACATATTGAGGACAATACTGTGAGTATGATAGTGCATGGTATTAATAAAGCTAAGAAATTACAAGATTTGTGGGGAACAGACGAGCTGCAGTATATGAGTTATCTTAATCCTGAAGTGAATTCCTTTACTCTAAGATCTAAGATTCTTAATAGTATTTTTGCTATTGATACTAACAGTTTTGAGAAGAGGGATGGAAAGAGTTTACAGTTAAACTATGTATCCGGAACTCAGATTGCTGAAGGTTCAGAAGGTGCTAACACAACTTCATTAGATGTTTATAGTAAATTCTTACAAGAGATGCACATGATGTTAAAAGGTGGTCTACAAGAATTTATGAGACATGCTTCTAAATCATCATCCTTTGGTGTTAGAGTTGAAGGTGACATTATTGGAGGAATGGGTAAAGGAGAAGATGGACATTTGTATATTGATATTGATATGTTTGCTCCAAACGGAAATGCAGAACAATACTCAATAGATGAATTTTTTATTGACTACATGGATGCTGAACTTGAAAGAATCCAAAAATTCAATAACAATATTGATACCTATAAAAACTATGTTGGTTATAATAGAGTTTTAGAATATGATTCTAATGGTGATCCAAAAGTATATGCAGGTCAAGTGTTTACAGCATTTGATAATGTGTTGACTGATGATACCAAAGAATTTATCTACAATAATATCAAAACAGGTACCATCAAAGATTACATTGAAACTAATCCAGATTTCAAAGAAATATTGTCAAATGAGGTCAAAAATTATTTTGATGGACAGACAGTAAAAAATGAAAACTATCTTAATGAAGTAAACTATGTTGATCCTAAATTATTAAATATACTTACTGCAATTGGTATGAGTAAGGTTGATGCTAAAACAGCACTAGTAAAAGCATTTACTTATAACTCTTGGATACACAATTTTGAAACTGCAAGTTTAATGTATGGTGACATTGTACAATATAACCATGCAAAAGAAGAAATGCATAAAAGAAATACAGGTTCTACATCTGGGGGCCGTGGTTTCTTAACTGATGTATATGCAAGAAAGTTTATTAATGGTTTTGTAAAAAATACTTCTTATGCTAATACATTATCAAAATTACCTCAGTTTGGAAATAGTGTATTAAACTGGAATTATGATGGTACATTTAATACAGCTATTCTAAGAGATATAAATAGAAAATCAGTATACAGAGATCAAATTAGAAAAGGTCTTACAGCTGATTACACTAGAAGATTAAGTAATGGTTATAAAGGAGAAGCTTTAACTAATGAAGTAAAACGTAGAGTAGACATTGAAATGGATACCTATGAGAAAATGGAAGAAGCTGATGGTCAAGGTTACTTAACTTTTGATGCCTACAGATCTTTAAGATATCTTGAGAATGATTGGTCTGATAAACAAGAAGCTTTATTCCAAAAAATTATACAAGGTAAAGATGTTGATATGTCAGATATCACTGAGTTTTTTCCTGTGTACAAATTACAAAACTTTGGACACTTAGCAAATACAGGATTACCTGTAAATTCTATGCATAAATTTGCATTGATGCCATTGATTCCTTCAGTTATAAAAGGTTCTGATCTTGAATCTTTACATCACCAAATGTTGAAGTCTGGTATTCAATATGCAACATTCCAAACAGGTTCTAAAGTTGCAAGTATTACAAAAGACGGTAAACCTGATCAGATTTATGAAGATGAAGAGGAACAAAAAAATCTTAAATCAGATATTGAATTCACTCCAAATGTTGTGTATCTTGAATACCTTAAGAATGTAACTGCAGTACCAAATAAGTATAAAGGTAAAACAGTATTCTCTACTCAGTTAAGAAAACTTATTCTTGAAGGATTATATGAACAAGGTATTATCAATAATCCTAATGTAGCTGGAGCAGCTCAAGCATATGAAAATGCAGTAGATGATTATACGGATATCTTAAAAACTCAGTTACTTGAGGAGATAGGATATGAATATAAGAATGGTAAGTATATTGGTAATCTTGGTGACTTCTTACAAGTTGTAAGAAATGAACTAGGAAGAAGAGCTTTACCAGAACACCATATTAAGTTTGTAAATGTAAATGAAGATAACACAGTTAAAACTGATTTGTCTTTACATTTAGAGGCTGATGAAATTGAAAAGATTTTAGTATCTCTTATTGAGAAAAGACTTGTTAAACAAAAAGTAAAAGGTGAAGCATTAGTACAAGTATCTAGTGGTATGTCTAATAAACTTTGGAATCAAGGTTCTAAGTTTACAGGTGCCACAGATGAAGAAGTAAGAAAATACTTAGGTTCTAATAACTTACCTTTCTACAATAATGAAGAAGGTAATACATCCGCAATGAAAGTTGCTATTGCTCTTCAAGGTGATTTCCAAAACTTATTTAAAGTAAAACATCCAGATAATAATCTTATTGAGGTTTTAAATGAAGATGGTTCATTGAACTTTGATGCAAGTTTAGATAGACTTAATGAAGCTATTAAAGATGAGGATTGGTTGAATACAGGAAATAATAGAAAATCTGTAACATTAACTGCAGTTAGAATACCAGTACAAGGATTAAACTCAATGGAGTTTATGGAAGTACACCATTTCTTAAATCCTGCAGCAGGTAATATTATTATACCACCATCTGAGATTGTTGCAAAATCTGGAGCTGACTTTGACGTTGATAAATTAACCACATTTATGCCAAGCATTAATGAGAATGGTGAGTTTAGAATAAATGACACTAAGTTTACAAACAAAAGTCTTAAAACTTTAATTGACAATATTAAAAAATCTGATGATCCAAAGAAGAGAGAACAGATATTAAGATTGATTGAAGAACGAAAAAAGGTATTAGAGAACAATCTTATTACTTCAATTAGAAGTATTCTTGAACTTCCTGAAAACTATGCTAACCTGGTTAGACCAAATGGAACTTATTTATTAAAAGACATTGCTGATGATCTTGAGTCAGATGTAGTAGACTATAATAAGTTTGAGAATGAACATGAGGAAGGTGATAGATTTATTACTGATAAAAAAGGTAAAGCTAAAAAAGTAATTAGTCCAACAAGAGTTCTTGAAGTAGGGTACAACTTGCACAAACATGATGTAAACATGGTTGGTAAAGCTGGTTTAGGTATTGTAGCAATTGAGAACTCATTAAGCCCGGTATTTAATGCATTAGGTGCTAAGATGCCTCTAACATATAAACCTGTTTACTTTGATGAAGGAAGACAAAGATATGTAGAGGATAAGTACGGGAAGAACATGGATATGAGATTAAGACTTAATCATAACACAACTCCACAAGGTAACATATCATTATCAAATGTTCTAAATGCTGAAGGGGATGCTGTTAGTGATCTATACTCTCAAATGATGAATGGTCTTGTGGATGTTGAGAAAGATGCATGGGTATTCTTTATTCAAGGAAACACACAAGTTATTCCTGTATTGACTTATTTGATTAAGGCTGGTGTTCCAAAAAATGAAGCAATCAATTTTGTATCACAACCTTTGGTAAGAGAATATGTTAAACAACAAAAAATCTTAGGAAGTGTATATGGTAAATTAAGTGGTCAAGCACCTCAAGCTGAATCATACATTAAATATGAAGCATCTAATCTTGCAATAAGTAAACTGGTAAATAGTGAAATTTCTCAACCAATCTATAATGCAGTTAATGTAGTTAATATCAAAAACACTGCAGATGATTTAATTGACACTCAAAAATATCAATTAAAATATTTGATTAAAAAAGATGGTGAGCTTGTTGAGTTAAGCAAAGTAATGACAGGTACTGCAATTAAAGAGGGTATTGATAATGCATTATCTAAAGGAAATAAAGGTATAAATCATATTAAAGCTATAAGACAGTATGATGGAGATCTTCAAAAGTATATTAATCTATACACACCAGCTTCATCATTAACAACAAATAATAATTATTATACTGCAGCTTCACTTGCAAATACAGGAACCTTTGATTCACAAGACATGAGAAATAGACTTGCTGGAGGATATCCTATTGATTTAAAATCATTAGATATGTTCTTGCATTTTATTGAAATTGAAAAACAAATTAAAGGTATTCAAGCATTAAAAAGAGAAGCTAATCCAGATACTAAAACATCTAAAACAATTCAAGAAATTGTTGAGAGAACTGTTGCTTTAGAAGATCTATCAGACTTATCAAAAATTGATCCTGCACTAGTTGATAAATTAAGAAATGAATCTATTTTAAATTCATTCTTTGATAATCAAATTGTACTTGACTTACTTGAGCCGTTATTCAAACTGAGAAATAACAAAAAGATTAATGACTATGTAACTTATGCTATTTCTGCATATGCTTCAAGCATTACTAAAAAGTATGGTAAAGGACAGGATGGTGTAAGACAATTTATAAATGAATATAAAAACTCAGTTGTTAATTACATTTTCCAGAACTATATGACTAACATGGTCAATGCTCAAGGACAAGTAGTAAATATACCTGAAATTTATAGAGGTAGTGAAGTGGTTAATACTAAAGCTGAACTTACAAATGGAATTCTATTTCAAAACAATACATTCTATATTAATGAAGCAGCTATTAGAAAACAATTTACTGATAAAACATATTTAGATAGTTCTGCAAGTACTGAGTCATATAAGAATGTAGGACTTACACCATTTAGAGATCAGGATGATCCGTTTGATACTTTCTCTAGTTACCTTAGATTTGTAATGGAAAGAGAGTTTATAAAAAATAAATTCCCTCAAGTTTCAATGACTCCAAAAACTGGATGGTTAAAGTCTAGAGATTATGGAACTTTCTTAAATCAAAGAGCTTTAATTAATAGCTTTAATCAAAAAGCAATTGTAGGAACTGAAGGATATTCATTTACAAAACTTGTACAAAGTGTAATACAAGAATACCCTCATTTAAAAGATAAGTATCCTGTTTTACTTCAATTGTCAGAAGCTAACTTAAGAGGAACTGAAAAGATTTTAACACTGAGTAATAAAGCATTAGCAAAAGGAGATTTGGCTGAATCATACAATCTTAATTTAGAAGATCTTGCCAATCCAAATGTTCAAAAAGCTATAGATAAAGATGATGTAGAAACTAATAATTATATCAGTGAGGTATTTAAAATACTTCCTATTATGTCTATCTATCAGAATGGTGTTGGATATAGTAAATACGGTATAAATAAAGTTCTTCCTTATGATCAGTTTCTTCTTGTAATTGAGAATGCATCCATAAACTTTATAAACAGAAATCTTAACTTGAATACTTTTGATACAATATTTGAAAGTTTATTTAAAGGTAAAGAGTACTTTAAAAACTATGTACAAAATCCATTAGAGTTTAATAGTACAAGTAACACAAACAAACTTGCTAAAGAAGAAGTGTTAAGTGTTCCAATTCTTGAAATAGATTTACAAGAGAAACCAAAAGAAACTCCTGTAGGTACTGTTATTGAATTTGATACTACAATAGATGAAGTTGAGCCTTCCGGAATGGTTAGAAATAGATTATCTGATGTATTAGGTGAAGAACCTAGTGAAGCATTTCTTATGAAACTATATCAGAACTATGTAAACTTAATGGGAAGAAACAAAGAAAGAGCTACTTCTGCAACACCTTACAAAAATTTTGTTGGGTATGTTAAAAACAGTAATGTAATTAAATATAAAGACACTTATATATTTGGAACATTTGAACCACGTATGAATGTGTTTGTTTCTAATATGAGTTCATCTCCATCAAGTAAAGAACTTCTTGCAGAAACAATTCCTTATATCTCTAAACAATTTGATGTAATTGGTTTTGCACCAAAAGATGTTACAGATAAATATAAGAGAAGTGGTTATCAAGTGAGTAATGCAACATTTAACTATAATTTCAAAGGAGAAAATATGGATAAGTATATGTATGCATCAAATCCAGGTATCTCAATGAGATTATTTGGTAAACCTATTGAAGAAGTTACCAGTGATGAAATTAAAAAAATAAGTGAAAGAGGTTTAGCAATTTCTGCATACAAGGTAATTTGGACACAACTTACCAAATTTGAAGAGAATGCAGATATTGATATGTTAAGAGATAATCTTAATGATTTGAAAGTACCTCCTCACATTATTTATAATGTAATTAGAAACTTAGATTCATGGTTAAATCAATCTAGAGAATCATTAAATGAAGCAATAAAAGCAATGGAAGCTAGAGGAGAAGTTTATAATAAAAGAAACCCTCCTAAAAGAAAACTGATTAAAAAATATCTAAGAAAAAATCTTGCTAAGCTTTATGACTTTAGTAAAGTAGATATTGATCCAATTGGTACTAATGCTTTGAACAGAATAGTTCCTGAGACTGAAAATGAATTAAATAAACTTTTGGTTAACTACTTAGCATCCTTTGGTATTAAGTTTGAATACACAGACATCAAAGAGAAACTAGGAATGGATACTCTAGCTGTTGCAGATATACTTAACAAGATAGCATATGTTCAACAAGACAATAGTGAAGATCTTCCTAACATTGCTGGTAAGTTTATTGCCTTCATGCTTCAGCATAATCCATTGGTAACTGAAACATATGAAGCTTTAAGAAAACAAAGTAGATATAGAACAGCATCTAAAGATGAAATTCTTAATGTAATTGGAGAACTAATCTCAGAACAACTGCATAAGAAAACTAATACAGAGATGCCAAAATCATTAATTGATAAAATCAAATTGATTATTGATTACTTGTTCAATGTAATAAACAAAGTTAGAGTTCAAAAAATCAATAAGAACATAGGTGTTATTGTTGATGGAGTATTGACTAGAAACAAAGCTTTAATTACTGCCGGTAAATATAAACCAGGTGCAGAAGGAAAAGCCGTAGTACCTGTAAATCTTCAAGACGCACTAGATTCAGACCCCTTTGCAACTGCTATAGTAGATAAGATGGCTGAAAATTTTATGTTAGCTGGTTCAACAACGGCTTCAGAACAAGGTACAATATACAGACCTAATGAAAATCAAGTACATGATCTTGACTGGGTTTCTTTCTTAACAAGAGCTAAAGGTAAAAAGGTGTTTGAAAGTATGTATCCTAATAGTATTTATGTAAGAGAAATACTTGATGAAGAAGGCGGATTAGCAACAGATACATGGTTGATAGCTCCAGAAGGATACACTATTGAAAATGTTAAGTTTCAAGGGTCTCGTAGAAAAGTTATTGACTATGATATTGTTGATTCTAAAGGTAAAGTAGTTAGTAAGTATATTGCTAATACTGATTCACACACAGGAAAGATTGGTGCTAAAGCAATTGATATTTTTAGTTATGATGAAGTAACTCCAGAGAACACAAAATATAAAGAAATGCAACTTAAATCTGGAATAACTTTAAGAATTTCAGATTGGAGAAATACATTTGCTGCTAAACTTTCTTATGGAAGAATTAAAGATATTTGGGATTATAACAGATATATTCCAAATGAATATGTTGAATCAACAGAAGCAGATATATCTGATAAGTTTGTAGATATGGGTGAGTATCAAAAAGTATTTGGAGAAGATGGTACTACAGCAGATAGAAAGATGAGAGGCCTTGCTGATGGAGCTCTAGTAGAATCAATAGAATCTTTTAGTCCAGCCCAAACAACTCTTAGGGTAGTACAGAAAAAAATTAAAGACTTACTACCAGAGGATTTAAAATCAGGAGTAATAACTCAAACTAAAGGTAGAGCTAGATTAGTTGCTCCATTGGATAATATTCAAAGTCCAGTTATTATGTTATCTAGAAACTACTCGTTAAAAGATAGACCTCTTGATGCTCCAGTTAAACAAGCACTAGATGTGTACATGTCAAAGAATGCTAAATTTATTTTTGGAAACAGTTCAACAGATAGACCATTTTTGGAATACCTTCTTTCAAAAAAATATGATAACTTTACAGTTTATGCATTGACAGCAAAAGGTAAAGACAAAATTATCACTGTAGATGAATTGTTTCCTGAAACAGTAGAAGCAGAAGAAACAAAAACATTTGAACAATCTGATTCAGATATTTTAAAAACTGTAGAATTTAGTAATTTCTTCAACAGTGAAATTTTAAAGAACCCTGAATTAAAGATTGAAGAAATATTAGAGTATTATAAAAAATGTAAACTAGGACAGTAATGGCATCATGTTTAAATCTTTCAGATCCAGAAATTAAAAGACTTACCAATGTGTTTGGTGAAATAAAAATTAAAAACCTTGTTGATACTTATTTCAATGAAGAGTTTCCTGGATATTCTGTATTCATGAAATCAAACTCAGTTAAAAAAGAATTGGGTATGATGAATGTTGCAGAGATTAAATCTGAGTTGGGAGTAAATGTAAGAAGAGAAATCTTTACAGAGACTCAAATAAAACTTAATCAAGCAATTGATAAGAAAAACACTAACAACTTTAGAAAAGGGATAGCAATTAATTATCTTGCTGCATACTTTCCAGTTGGTAATTCTAATCAATATACATGGATTGTTACAAGAAGAAAGGGAATGCTGGATGCACCAGCTAAACTTCAAAGAGCAATTGAAAATGGTAAGGTACTCAGTGATATTGATAGAGCAATTGAAGAGAAAAAACAACTAGGTACATTTCAACCAGAACCAAGAACAGTTGAGGAACAAATGTACATGATGTCTCCAAAAAATGAAGCTGGAATAAAACAAGCCAGAGCTCTTGAGATTGCTCAAAAGTTAGGTGAAAAGTTTAAGAATGCATTTGGAATGGAATATCAAGTAATTAGTAGAGAAGCTGCTGAAGATTTACTAATTAATACAAAAACTCCTCTTAAACCTAACACTGCTTCTTTTTATCTTAATAACAAAGTTTACTTTATTGAAGGAAAGTTTTCATTAGATAACTTGATTCATGAGTTTGGACATCCTTTAATTAAGGGTATTGCAAAAGAAAATAAAACTTTATTTGAAAATTTATACTTTAAACTAATATCAACTGCAGAGGGTAAAGAAATTCAACAAGTAGTAATGAACTTGTATGACGAATTAGATCCTGAGTCAGACAGATTTAAAGAAGAATGTTTAGTACAAGCTCTTGAAAAAGATGCTATGAATAAACTAGATAATATTATTTCTGATGATGCTCAGTTTAACTCTTTTATGGATTTGTTAATGTATGCTATTAAACAAATCATTAATAGAATCATGGGCAGAAGAGTTGAATTAAAAAAACTTAAATCTACAACTGATCTAGAAGAACTTACAGACATGCTTCTTGGAGAGGACTTTGTAATTGAAAACCTAGAGTTTGAATTAAGTGATTATGCTGAGTTTAAAAATGATGTAGATGAGTTTATAAATGACTTGAGTAATACAGATGCTAAAGACTTCTTAGAAGCTATTAATAGATTTTATACAGAAGCTTTGTTCCAGGTAGGTGTACTAAAGAATAGTCCATATAAACTTAAAGAAAAACTTCAAGGAAAAGATGGGATGAGGATTCTTAGAAATCTAATTGATAACTTGCAGACTTCACAGACTGTAGATCCAAACTTATCTCAATTAGATCCAGAAGAAGTATTAAGACAAATTGAAGAGCAGCAAACTGATTTTAAAATTAGAGCTAATGCCTTTATAAATAGTGTTAGTGAAATTGAAGTATTTACTAAAAGAATCCAGACTATTATTAATGAGATGAAAAGTACCAATGAACATCTTACTAATGAAGGTATGGCCAAACTTGCATATTACCAACAGTTTCTTGAAAGACAAAATACTTTCTTAGATGAAGTTAAAGATACACTTAAGATGGAACCGGATAACAGTTTGAATAAGAAACTATTATCAATTGGTGAAAGAGTAAGAAACACAATAACTGAAGGAAGAAAACTTGAGAAAGAATTCATGAAAGACTTTATTGTTGAGAATTCTGAATTCATGAATGAGTCAATTAATAACTCACTTAAAGAGAAACTAAACAATATTCTTAAAGCTGATAATTTTACTGAAGATGAAATTAATCAGGTTGCAGAACAAATTGAGAATACAAAAGATATTAGAAGATTTGACATTAAAGATTTAAAACTACCAAGAGAAACCAGATTTGCTAAAGCTCTACTAGATGCTGTACAGGACTACTTTGCAAAAGTAATCACTAAGGAAAAAATAACAGACTTGCTAGAAGGTAAAGCTGGAGACTTAGGTATTATGTCTGCTATGATTACTCCTTACTCTAATATTGATGATCCATTGGGATCATTTGTAAGATATATGAAATCAAAGTTGTCTAATGCAGAGAATAAAAGTTACAGAGAATGGAATGATTTCATGAGTACTATTTTGCCAGAACTTAAAGCTGCAGGATACAATCCTAATGATACAGGTCAACTTGCAAAACTTATGATGTTTACAGATAAAATTCCTAGTAGGAATGACAAAGGTGAATATGAAGAGTTTGAAGTACTTTCTTTAATTGATAAATTCAAAGACTGGAGAAGTGAAGTTGGTAGACTGAATGATGCTTTAGAAAAAGCTAGAGAAGTTGGAGAAGTTAGTGCTATTAGAAAAGCTCAAAAAGATATCTGGGAGTTCAATGATAAATACATGCATAGAAAGTATAAAAAAGAAGTGTATGATATACAAAGAATCTGGTTCCAGGATAACAGAGTTTATGATCCATCAACTAAATCAGAAATTGTAGTTCCTGCTGATATTGCTACACAAGCTTTCTTAGAAAGACAAAAGGCACTTGATCAAATGAGTATCTACAATAAAAGACCTTTTACTGAAATGGATGATATTCATGAGGTAACAGAATCTCAAATTGCAAAGAGAGACTATGATGAACTTTATAATGTGTATGATAGTTTTGGTAACTTTAAAACAGGAGATGATCTGCAAAAAGTATTAGTAAGATTAAACCACAGAAAGAAATCTGCCGGGTTTAATGAGTTTATTACAGATACTAATAAATTCCAAAGAGATTTAGACAACTATGTAAATGTTGAGTTGGCTTCACAAGGTATTACCTATGATGAGTCTGATCCTGAAAAAATGAAAGAATTCAATAATGAACTTCAAAAGTTTTTTGATAAGAACTTAAAGATTGCTACTACTCCAGAGTATCAACAAAGAATTCAGGAGATATACAAACAGTTAAGAGAGATAGGTTCTAAAAATAGTAAAGCTGATACAGTTAGAGAATTAAGTGAGTATTACCGTCAAAGATCTGCTCTTGTTGCTTTAGTAACGGATAAAGATGGGGAACCGAATGGTGCAGAACTAAGTATTGACCAAATGAGACTGTTAAAGTCTATTGAGGATAAGATTGTAGAATTAAATGAGTCTTTTGATAAAAAGACTGGGCTTACTGTTGATCAGAAACTGAGAATGAATCAGTATGAAACTAAGATTAAAGAAGGTCAAGATTTGACTTCAGTGGAGAATGAGGATTATGAACGGTTACTTGATGTAAAGAATGACCTTGGTATATCAAGTCTGGAACTCACTAATCTTAAAATGTTATTCCGTGAACTGAGTGAACTTACTAATACTACTCCTACAGATAGTTATCTTAAAACATTTAATGATGTTGTAGGTGATACTGAAATTCAACAATTACTTCCTGATAATACTATTGGGTTAGGTGCTGTAGCATCTATTACTACAGAGACAGCTGATGAATTTATTAACTCAACACAAATTAATCAAATAAAAGCTGCCAACCCAGCATTTGCAGAATGGTTTGATAGAAACCACTATAGTAAATCATACTTTGATAAGAAAGGAAAACAAGTTACTAAATTTTACAGAGTTAAAGCATGGTCAGTTACAAGACCAGGCAATAGAGATTTTTATGTAAACACTAAAATTATTAATCCTGCAACAGGTGTAGAAATTGAAGTACCAGGAATTCCTATTTCAAAATATACTTATACAAGAGTAAAAGATCAGTATAGAACTATCCCTAGAAATGCAGATAAGTCTGACTACATTGGTACCATTATAGATAATAAAGGAAGATACTTACCAAGAGAATATGCTGCTGGAGATCCAAATAGTGCATATGATAACAAATATGCAAATGAAGAGTACTATCAATTAAAAGCTGAAAATGGTGTAAGATTTAAATTACTTGAAGCTTATAAAAAACAATATCTAAAAATTCAAGAAGATAAACCAAGAGAATCTAAATTATACTTAGATATGCCAAGGTTTAGAAAAAAAGGAAATCTAGAATATTTACAATCAGGAGAAACAAAAGCTAACTTTGGTAGTAAACTTGAAGGTATAAAAGGTGGTATTATTTCTGTGTTTAAGAAAGATGCAGCAGATGCTGAACATAGATTTAACTTTGATGCTGATAGTCTTTTAGTAGATACTGACTTACAAGGAGAACCAATAACTGAGATTCCAGTAAGAGGGTTATACAGAATTAAAACAAATCAAGTTTCTCAAGATGTATTAACTGCAACAGCAACATATCTTCACTCATTAAATGAACAACAAACTTTGATTGAAGAAGAACCGGTAGCTAAAGCACTTAAAAATATTCTTAATGACCCGGCCAATGCTATTAAACAAGTAGATAAGGTAAGTAAGCAAGCATCAAAAGCTAGAGGTAAACAAGTGTTTATACCAAAAGGAAAAAACAAATTCAGAAGAGATAATCAAAGAGCAGATGCATATAGTTTCTATATTGATAGATTATTTTATGGTCAAGGTAATTCTGAATTTCAAAGTGAAAATGTTTGGGTAACTAAACTTGCTAATAACTTAATGGGATCAGCCAGTAGATCTTTTATTGCTATGGATATAACATCAGCATTAAAGAATAAACTTGGTATGACATTCCAGAAAATGGTAGAAACAGCAGGTGGCCAATATCTAAATGCTGTATCTGCAGCACAAGGTAGAATAAAAGCATTCAATGCAACAATAGAGTTATCATCAAAAGGTATTTATACTAAAGGACCAAAAACTTTAAACTTACAGATGATGGAACAATTTGATCCTATCACAGGTAAAACAAAACAAGAATTTGGTAAATCAAGTTCTAGAACATTTGTTAAAGATTTTATAGATGGTACTTGGATGTATGACTCAAGAAGACTAATGGAAGTAGAATCAGGTTTACAGTTATTCTTTGGAATGATGGATCATAAAAAAATTGATCAAATTCAGCCGGACGGTTCTGTTAAACAAATCAAGTATGTTGATGCATTTGAACTAAACTCAGATAATCAAATGGTTCTAAAACCAGGAATCAATCCTGAATGGGGAACAATGCCTATTAACTATGAAGTTGTAGCAGGAGATACACTTGAGTCTATTGCTAAACAATTTAACATGTCTCCAGAAGAACTTAAAGAAAAGAATAAATTACCTAATGATACTCTTGAAGAAGGAAGAACTTTAAAAATTGCTGACTCAAAATTATTTAATGATTTCAAATTAAAAATACAAGGTGTAGGTAAAAAGTTAAATGGTCTTATTGGTCAAGAAGATTCTCCTCAAGCAGATAAGTTTCTTATGTTTAGATTATTTTCTTTCTATAGAAAATATGCAATACCAATGTTCTTAAATAGATTCCAGTTTGATACATCAAAAGAAAACTTTGGTGGTGAAATATATGATTGGGATATGGGTACTACTAGTAAAGGTTATTATATCTCTGCATTTCAAGCAATGTATCAAACACTAAAACAAGGTACCAAGTATTGGCAAATCATGTCTAAAGAAGAAAAATCTTCACTTAAAAAAGTACTTGCAGAAGGAGTTTACTTAGCACTACTTGCTATTGCAGTAACAATGATCTTTGGGTATGATAGAGGTGATGAAGACAGATTTGAAAAAATGCAAAAAAGAGAAGATCAATATGGAGCATTTGGTTGGTTAGCAAATCATGCACTATACCAGTTAATCATGGTTAAGAAAGAAAATGAATCTTTTATTCCTGTTCCAGGTATTGGATTAGATGAGTGGTTAGAATTTACAAATAGTACTACTATTGTTACCGGCCCAACTTTAGATCTTTATTCTAAAATTATGATGGATCTTTGGTATATGATTACAGGAGATGAAAAAGGTATATACAAATCAGATGTAGGACCATATGATTGGCAACAAAAAGATGAGGATGGTACTTATGATTATAAACTTTGGAATGATCTTTCTGGATTATTTGGTATTAAAGGTAAAAACTATGCTCCTATATGGGCAATTAGAAAGAATGAATCATTTGAGAATTTAAATTAATAACAATGGCAAAGGCAACAACAGCAACAATTAGAACTTATAGTAAGGTTAAAAAATCCCGTCCGGGGATACATGCTAAATCAAAAGCATCTAAACTTAAAGGTTCTAAAAACTACAAGAAAGCTTATAGAGCTCAGGGTAGGTAAGAAAAAAAAAGGGGGACCCGTTAGAGTCCCCCTATTTCTATATCCATTAATTGACAAAATAATCTTTTTGTTTCAGCTTCTACAGCTTCTTTTGGCCACTTTTCTTCTGTATCATTCCAGTGTTTTGTATCAAAACCAAATACCCAATAATTACGTAGTATATCTGGATGATCTACAAATAGGCCAGGAACATCATTCATTTCTGAATAGGTTAATCCACCATGAACATCTATATCATCAACATCATCATAATTTACTCCCCATAAAGGATGAGAAGGGGGAACAGCTACATAACCATTCCCCCATCCATTTGGTAATTTTTGATTTAGTTTTACTGATTTAAACTCAAATCCTTTAACTACAAACCATTTCATTCTTCATCATCTTCTTCACAACAATCACATTTGTTTTCTGCTAAGTCTAGTATTCCAAACTCATCATCATAATAATCAACAGCTTCTCTTTTAGTAGGCATAATACCTCCACCATTTGTAACTGCTGCTCCTGCAATATATGCTTTGATAATTGCTTTTCTAATTGCTATTGGGTGCATACTTTATTGTTTAATAAATTTTGTTAAATCAGGTCTAAAGAAATTTATACCTTTCATGATTTTACCATCTGCTCTAAGGACAGGTTTCCCGTCTTCACCTAGTTTACTCATGTTACTAGCTTGTATTTCATCAAATACATCTTCTATAATATGTTGCATACCGTGTTTAAGAATAGTACCACAAAGAATATAAAGCTGATCACCTAAAGCATCTGCAACCTCAACCAGGTCTTTTGCATGACATGCATCTAAGTATTCATCATTCTCTTCTTTCATAAGACTATGTCTTAAATCAAACTCAGCATGAGTTAATAATCTTGGAGACTCTCCATTCTCTTGCCCAAATGCATTGTGGAATTTTTCCACACTTTCTAATTGTTTCTTCATACTACAAATTTAAAAAAAGTCAGGAATATTTTCATCCTCTTCTTCCTCATACTTGTCTATTAAATCAAATGTTTCTTCTAATTCAAAATCATGACCTACACAAGGAGGAACAGGTACCTGAAAAGTATTACCTACAGCATCAGTATAAACTATTTCTTCATCTACAATTGTAGCAATTTTTAGAGGTTCTTCCTCAGTTGTCCAAATTTCATTTTCTACAATTACATGATCTTCCTCAGCTTCAATAGTATCTAGAATGATTTCTTCAGACTGGTGCAAATCTATATCAAAATCACTACCCTTTTGTACCACTTGAGTATCAGCTACTTCCATTTCAGCTATCTGAACTAACAGATTAGTTTGGTTTTCTGGTTGACCATAATTGTTTTCTAATGGATCCACTATAACTTCTTCTTCTATTTCAGGAACTACAACAGCTGCAGGAGTAAAGTTACCTACAGTACTAATAAAATAATGTAAGATTCTTTGATCCTCCATCCATGTTTTAGGATGAGATGACTGTAATGCAATTGTAATATAACAATAAAAAGCCCAAAGACTATCTGTGTTTTTATATACACTTGAAGGACGGCTCATTTCACCACGGACAATACTTGCTTGTTCTGTAGTAAGGATACTATACTCAGCAAAAAGAATACCTAACATTTGAGCATGTCTTCTTTTGTTCATTATAACATTCTCCATAGTGGCTTTATCAGACACTAATTGATTATAGTACATATGAGCATTTGCAATTTGAGAATCTATAGTCTGTTGAGTCTCAACATCTGCAGTTCCTGTATGTTTTCTAGTCCATGTACTAATATCACCAGATACCATGACAGTATCAGTCTTATTAATATATGCACCAACTAAACATTTAAACTTTACTTGTTTGTTGTAACTGTTTGTCCAAGCAAACATCATTGACAACTCAGGATCACTGTTATAATTTAACTTATAAATTCCTTGAGCAATTTGACCATCTGCAGTACTTCTGTACTCCTCATCTACAATAACAAAACCAGCAGCTAATAACTGTTGTTTTGAATAATCAATAACAAATTGGTGACTGATAGTTGTATAACTAGCAGCATGATTTGGCAATGGAACACTAATTAAGTCTCCCATTGCACAATGTTGTATTTTCTTTGGCATTCTAAAATAATTTTAATTGGTTTCTTTTTGGTTCTAAGTTTTCTATTTCACTATAAATTTTGTCTAAGTAAAAGTCATAGTTAATATTATAATCTTCAAAAGGTTTCTCAACATAATCTATAAATACTGTTTGTAACCATTTGCCAGATTCAACTTGAATTTCCCGGCCATCAAGTAGATTAGTTTTAACAATCTTAGATCCGGAATTAGATATAAAGTATCTAATTGTATGTTGTAATGGTGCAATATTATATTCTTGTTCTTGAACAAAATGTTCAACAAATTTCCAATCTCCTTTAATTTTTACACCACCACAATAGTCAAAGATATTCTGATTTTTAGCTAAGAAATCTTCTGGTTTAATACCATCAACAAAATAAGTATGTAAAGCTTTAGGAATAATTAAGAAACTCTTGTTTTTATGAAGAGCTAAATTATCATACTCAAATCGGCCTTTACATTTTGACTTACCATCTTCTGTAATTGCTATATAGTTGTTAACATCTCCTAGAATAATCTTACTGTATCTATCATGTTCTAATTCTAATCTTGTTAGTTTTTCCCATCTAGCACAAATCTCCATGTACTTGTCAATTTTGTCTTTTGGAATAATTGTCTCAAGACCATCTGTATTCTGCATTAATGGAATAGCACCCGGAATCTCTTCACAAATCATTTCATACAACATACTAAGACTAAGCTGACCATTAATAGTAATCCTCATTGTAAACTCAGGATCATATAAGAAACTGTTTTCATCATTACTCAAACCATAAGTTGAATTTAAGATAATCTTGTACACATAATTCTTAATATCTTTTTTACTAATCTTTCTTCTTTCATCAAAGAACCACTCATACAAATCACAAAATTCTTCTTTTGGTAAATGAGCAGGAGCCCATCCATTTCTAATAGCCAAGTTCGGGTAAAAACTGGTAACATCAGAAGTCATAATTACTGTATCTGCTGTAGAGGTATAGACACCAGATCTCCTAGCACCATGAATACCACCAAGACCAAAATCAGTCTTCATTCCTTTATACTGTACAGAGTACTTAAAACCTCCTTTAGTTTCTCCTGGAAAGATAACTACCTCTTGAAATTTCTCTAGTAATTTTTCAAATCCTGCTGTCTTAAACTGGATGTAAGGAAGTATAATATCATTTACAACAATCTTATCCCTTTTAGTTCTTAACTGTCTTAGATCCCACTTTTTAATACCAGTATGTTTACTTAAGAAATGTAAAAACAACTCTTTTGATATTCTTGGCTCAGATGCAGAAAATAAATCTATACCATACTCTTGAGTTAAACTACCTCTCAAATCAATTTGACTCTTGCTCAAGTTCATAATCTGTTTAGTAGACTTAACATCATTAATACAGTAAGTAATTATACTTTCTATTTGTTCTGCTTTGATGCTGCTGCTGTGGTGAATAGGCATGTCAATAATGTTATGCCAATCCATACTAAATTGAATCCATTTTAATGAACTTCTCTTAGCAGCATTGTCCCAGTGGTTAAGTTTAAAAACATCAACCTGTTTAATCTGAAGATCCCTAGGACTAAACTCAGCAAACTCTCCTTCATTTTGTTTTTGAATTACACTTTGAGCTTTACCATAAACAAACTGAGCTATAGTTTCTCCATCTTGCTCTAACAGTTGTTCCTTATTTCTTAGAATGTGTTCAGTTATTTGACTATCAAATGCTAGTCCATTGAAACTAACATGCCATTCACTATAAGCAATATTTCTTTCTAAAAAAGTTACTAATTCAAGTATATCATTCTTAGATTTATGACACACAAATATGTGTCTATCTTCTGATTTTACACTTTCAAACACCCCAATAAAACAATCGGAAAGTGTTTCATAATCCATTACCCAATGTGTTTTCATAATAAACTTTGTTCAGTTAAGCTGTTCCCCCTTGATTAATAAAAAAGAGGTAGATACTGCGTCATACCTACCTCCTTTGTTCAAAATGAATGCTAATTACTTAGCTACCTTCTTAAGTTTAGTATCTCCATTTACCTCACCTAAGAATGCTTTATGATCAAATGTTGATGCATTAACTGCAAACATTGAAATCAACTCATTAATAGCTATTAGATCTTCAATATAGAATTCTTGAAAAGTTTCAATCTTCTGTCTTTCTTCTCTAACAGTTCTTCCATTCTTCCTTACACTCTTAACAGATAAAGCATCTCCATTGTCATCTAACTTTGGCAGCATGTGCAAGGTTGTTTTTGTTATTTTAGAAATGATTACAAATACCTTTGTATCCGGGTCCATAATACATTCTACATATGGACAATTCTCAGAGATAGGAATCATTCTGAAAGTTTGCTTGTCATTCCAAGTTGCTTGAACAAGCATCATTGTTGGTTCACTCATTTTTTTAATTTTTTATAAAGTTAATACAAATTAATTTAGAATATTTAATTTTTCCAAATCTACGACCTTTATTGTTAATTTTTCTTTTTCTAAATTTGGTTTGTCACAAAGTTCACCTACTCTTTTAAGTATCTCTACATCTGTATCTAACAGTTCTGAATATTTGTCAAACCACTTGTGTGGATATAGAAAACTTTCAATATAGATATAGTTACCACTTGTTTTATCAAAAAAATCAATTATTTTACGCTTTACACTCATACTCATCATGCTATATTTACCGTTTATGAAACAATCCCAGTCATCACCTAAATCTGAAAAATCAAAAGTAAAAAGAACCTCTTCTTCATTTATGTTAACATAATCACACAATCTTGGGTGTTTAAGTAACAATTTTTCAAAGTATTCAAACTCTTGATCTTTTCCTCTCTTATATAAGCATATTAATTTCATATCCTCGGAAGTTAAATTTTCATTCCAACTAACAAAAGTTTCTTCTGGAACAACATTACTTCCTCTTTTAATTCCAAGTAGCGGATATAAGAACACCTTGGATTTTTGAAAATACTTACTATAAAGCGTGTACATTTTCATAATTACAGTTTTACATTACCTAATGCCAGGTCATATGGAAGGTCAAACTGTTTATTTTCATAATGCCATTTTACTTTCTGGATTAATTCTTTAAACTGTTCCTCCCATCTTGCCTGAGTTTCATCTGAAACTTGGTAAGGATAAACTTGATTATACTTGTCAATCACAATAAATGTAATCTTAAAAGTATAGTCTGTTAATTTACTAAACTTTTCTTTAACCATATACATATAGATAATTGCTTGGATCCAATATCTATAATATTCTACAGAATCAGGAAAGTCTTGAATTGACTTACCAAGAGTCTTTAGATCATTTACAAATACAGTTTTGGTATCATGATCAATGACTAAATTGTCAATAAACCCTTTAAAACCAAATGGAAGACCATCAATATCTACTGCAAGTTGCAACTCATTACATACAGTGATATGAGTATCCTCATCTGTTTTGTCTAATTGTAGCAGTGATCTAACTGCTGTGTTCTGTTTTAGTATTTCAAGTCTTTCTTTACAGCCATTTAAAGTGTCTTGATCTATAACAGTTTTATCTAAACTTTCTTTTAAAAATTCAAAATAGGATTTATTCTCTTCAGTTACAATCTTGTCTAGTCTTTGTTGATCTGTTTTAAGTGACTGATGTAAATTAATCACTTGCAATTGAACAATAATTTCATCTTCATAATCTTCTAAAGATAGTGTATTATTTCCAAGTGACAAATGATGTTTAAAAATTACATCAAGTATTGTTTTATTATTACCTGTTGGTACTCTTGTATTTGTTACAAGAAACTGCTCATCAAAACTGTCAGGTTCCAATAATAAACAGTGTAAAACTCTACCCTCTACTAAATGTGCATCAGTACTATCTTTTCTTTGATTAAGTATATAGTGTGAGTAAAACATTCTTGGGGAGAACAACAGTTTGTTTATACTGCTGTAGCTAAAATAAAACTTGTTTTTGTAAAATGCTTCTAATTCATCAGAACCAGTCAATGTCATTATGCTCATTAGTTTGTGTTATTTGATTGTTATTTGATACAGGTTCTATTTCTAATGGAGCTTCTATAGCTTCTTCAACAATAACTTCTTCAGAAATTTCATGTCCCTTATTTTCCTTTAAATCTCCCTTAGCTAAATTTGCTTCTAACTCTATTAACTCTGACTTAAGTTCATTTCTTTCCATCATAGTAAATGCAGCTGCTATATCTTCATCAGACACTTCTTCTTCAACTTCTACAGGAACATAATCAGTATTAACAGTTTTGTACTCATAGTTAGTATTTAAATTAGCTAACTCTTCTTCTTCTAAAGTGATCACTTTAATTTTAAAATACTTAGAATCACCTCTATCTAAGATATCTTTATGAGAATGATTAAGAAGTATATCCAAATTTTCAGGAACAAACTGACCTTTATCTTTTAAGATGTCACATAAGTCATCAAGAGTATTACGGTGAAGAATGTTTCCGTTTAACCAACCTACTAAAGATTTAAAGTTCACATGAGTTCTTGTATGAGAATTATACATCTGCCCACTAAAGTCTTTAAACAGTAATAGCATGTAAGGTAAACTTGCAGAATACTTACAGTTAGCAAGGATCTCCATAGCTAAAACATGATTATCCTCATCTGTACTTTGAAACATTGTACTTAGTTGCTCAAACATTGGAGCATCAATAACACTTGCATCTTGACCATTAAGTTTATCTATAATGGTGGATTCTTCATAAATAGTTTTACCTTCAAATGCTTCAGATAATTTAATAAAATCTTCTGAAATTGAAAGTATTTTATCTTGAGAAACCGGTACACCATTAGTTGCAATTGCCATAGCAAAAGGATGATCAACAGCAATAAACTCATTTGTATAAAATTCTAATGCTGTTTTTAACTTTTCAATATAAATCTCATCTACAGTAAGAGTTTGATTTTCTAATGCATCAATTAAATACTTAGTTTCAATCTTATAACTCCAGTTATAATCTGTTATTTTATCTGAAGTAGATTTATTTCCAAAAAACACAGTAGCTTCATTTGGATTTCTTACAGTTTTAATACCATATGTAAGAGCTATTTCTTTAAACTTAACTCTTGGTACATTTACACCAGGTAGAAAATATACCTTATCACCTTTTTGAGGAATATATTCACTATTATCTAAAGCAATAATGTCTCTATATTTAAAAGATCCTATTTTACTTTGCACATGTACTACAACATTGCTATGTTTATTAATCTCACCCCAAAAACCTAAGTTAGTAGTGATGTGTAATATTTGTTCTGTCATTTTTTTAATTTTAAATAAGGGGAGTTTTACCTCCCCTTGATTAATTATTTTACTGCCATTTTAACAACCTCATTGTTCATCATGAGTTTTGCAAACTTTACTTTGTTACCATTTACAATCTCTTTGACCATGTAATATCTTAAGTCATCTGTAAATGCATTACAATCTGTAATAAGTTTAATTAACCTGTTTGCCATTTGATCTGATACCGGATTAGTTTCTGCATGCAATAATGAATAGTTAACTAATCTTGTAGCAATAACACTTGAGATGTCAGCTCTAAACTCATCATCTTTTCCTACTGCAGAAGTCAAAGCATTCATAACATACTGCTCATCTTTAGTCAAGATGTCTTCAGGAGAAATGATTCTATCAAGTTGGTTATTGATAAACATAGTAAACATTGATGAGAAATCAACACCTACAGAACCTTCACCAATCATTTGAATCATTGGTAGTCTTTGGTTAAAGTTCTTAAATGAACTGATAGCATTGAAAAATGTAGTAACTGCTCTAGGGTTTACACTTTGAGTTACTAATTCAGGATGCATCAACATAAAGTTAATACATCTACCATCAATACCTGCAGTCTCTGCCCACTTAGCCCATACACTTTTGTCATACTTCAATCCAACAGAAATAAATCTTGTCTTTTGAGCTACATCCAAACTAGTAACGTTGTAATCACCATTGTCTGGGTTAGTAGTCAAAATAACATGCCAATTTTTAGGAAGTTTCCAAGAAACATATTCTTGTCTATCCAAAATCTCCATAGTAGCTTGCATGAATCTATGGTCAGCTCTGGTATAATCATCAAGGATTAAGAAACCACCTTCTCCTTTACCTTGTATCCATTCTGGTGCAGCATGAGACATTCTTTTTGCTCCAACTTTGTATCCTTTCTTAACAGCTGCATCAATCTGAGCTTCATTAATCCACATGGTTTTTCCTTCTTGATTCATAATCTCAAATTCTTTAACCGGGAAACCAACTAAATCACCTAATTCTTCTAACTGAGATAGATTAAGTTTTACAACTTGCATGTTCATCTCTTTACCCAACTGCATAATAGCAGAAGTTTTACCAAGACCTGCATCACCTTCAATGTTTATTGCTACAGGAATTTTTCCTTGAGCTTGGATATACTGATTATTTTCAACCATGTGTGAGATAAAGTCTTTCATCTCTTCAACATTCAACAATACTTGACTATTTTCAATTTTCTTTTTTGACATCTTTTTTCTTTTTATAATTCTAACTTAATTGTTCTTCCAGGAAGATTTTCATTCATATGTGACTGTTCAGATAACACCCATAAAGTAGGACCTTTTGGTAAAATACTAGTACTACATTCACCATCTGTAAAATATACAAGACTAGTATATTTTTTATTGTTTTGATTAAAGTATTCAATAACAGGATCAAACTCAGTTCCTCCTCTACCATGTACTTTTAAATCAAGTTCACCTTTGTAAGGTTCAATAGAATGAATTCTAGTATCACATTGAATGACTGTGATATCTACACCAGCTTTATAAATATGATGCATTTCATTCATAAACTCTGCAAGTTCATTATCACTCACAGAACCTGAAGTATCAATAGCCAACAACATGTGTTGTTTCATCTTAAGTTTTAATCCAGGACTATCAGGAAACTTTCTGTTTTCTTTTCTTCTGATTTTCTTAGAAAAAACTCTTGTACTTACTCCAGTAAATCTACGGATGTAACCTCTCCAATCAAACTTAGGTGGGACTATTTCATCTACTTCAATGACACCTTCCATTTCACCAGGTACATGACCTCTCTTCTTTAAAGTTTCTTCTTTAGCATCAGACAATAGTTTTTGAACTTGTTTATTCAATAACTTTTCTTCAGCTTCAGACATGTCTTCAAAATCATCCCATGTACTATGATCAGGTTCATCACCTTTAGCTATTTGATCTAATAGTTGATCTAAATTTTTATCTCCAGATGTACCATTATTATCTTTTTTCTCTTTAGCTTCTCTTAGTTTATCATAGTAATATCTACTACCAGCTTTGAGATCAAATTTAGAATCAGCATAATCTTCAATCAAAACACCTCTAGGAGGAATAGAATCCATTAACTCTATCATTTGTTCTTCAGTTAATGTACCATCTTCTTTACCTTGTGTAATTTTCTCTTTAACAGATTCAACTATTGCATCATATTGATCTTTAGTCAAATCATCTCCTGGCAACCAACCCTTTTGAATATACTGGTTGATTTCCATATCCATAGCCACATTTGCAAGTTTTCTATCACTAAATTTAAATATAGTAGATAGATGACCAAATGCAATGTGTAATAATTCATGTTTGAGAATACCTATTTTGTGTGAATCAGATAATGAATTCCAGAACTTCTCATTTATTTCTAATTGATAGTTGATATTCAATTTACTTACACCTGCTGTAGGTACTCTTGTACTCCAGTGTTTATTTAATTTCATAAGGAATATACCATAAAATGGTTCCTTTAGCATTAAATCTTTACTGGTTTTACTGAGTGTGTCTTGTTTACTCATTCTTTTAATTTAATACTTATATCAAATTTTTCTGCCGGATATCCTAACTGGTCAAGAAAACCAATCATATCCCCTACAAAGTTTTCAAAATACAATTCTAATGATTCTTTACTAGCTTTTTTTTCTGTCATAATAGACAAACATTTACCACTGGACATTGCAGTTTTATCTACAAAATGTTCTGATATCTTTTTCCAAGACTTAGGAGCTTCTTTCTCCCATATTGTATGATCTTTCTTACCATACTTGTATAATACAATCAATTCTCCAAAATAGTCTTTTAAATCAGAGTTTTCTAGTACTTGAAAAGCAACTGTTGCATTTTCTACATCAGTTGAAGAAATCATATTCAAAAGATTCTTTGTTTCTTCTTTGTTTAATTTAACTTTTGCCATTATTCTTCCAATTGTTTTAAAAGTTCGTCAGCATATTGAATTGATGATTTTATTATTTCATCATCTGGTAAATACGTTATATGCTCATTAGCATTAGCTAATAATCCTTGCATTGCCAAACCAGCAAAATACTCACGTTTTGTTAAACCTGTAGGATTTGTCCCATTTCCACATTGATTACTTACTTCTCCATCTAAAGGGAATGCACTTTGTTTTCCGTTTTCCATCTTAGTCTATTTTAGTGTTAAATAACTCTTCAACATATTCTTCCCACATTGCCATAGGTACTCTGTAGTATTCAGGATCATTTGGAATTGTTACTTCACCTGAATCATAATAATTAAATGCAGGATTATAATCAGGATGTTGTTCAAACCAGATAGCAGAAGCTTCTCTAATTTTAGAATACCATTCTTCTTTTCTTTCTTCTGTCATCAGTCTTCAATTTTTAAAGTTTTAATTGCCCATAACTCAGGCTTACCAGATGCAATCATATCTACCCATTCTTTTGCACTAGGGATATACCCATTACAATCTTCTTTTACATGTTGTTCAGCAACATACCTTGTGTATACAGTCTTACCATCACCATTAACAAAGCTAGCTCCAAATACTTTTTCACATTCAAAGATACCTTCTGAATGATGCCGGAACATTCTATGTTTACTGTGACCAACCCAAGCTTTAGTTTCATCAAACCATTCATGAATAGCTTGATAATCAGCTTGTCTACCTCCCCATTTTTTTATTGAAGATTTACAATGTTGTTCAGGATGAGCCATTACTCTAAAGTTTTATCAATCACATTACCATCATGAGTATATTCTTCATACTCTGTAACTCTAATGTTATTATAAATACAATATTTACCGGACGGTACACAGATGCAAACATCTCCATTACCACCTTCATTATTCCACCAATCTTCAATATCTTGTAGCAGTTTATCATTAACCCATTCATCTACAGAATCAGTAAGATTACTATTTAAATCTTCAAGTCTATCTTCTAAAGAAAATGCATCTACTTCATCTAAAACATCAGATGGTTCATTTATTTCTTCAGTAGTATAATTGATACTTTCAATTGCTCCACTGTCTCCCTCACCTTCATAGTGTACTCTAATACCAGTCACACCAAGGTCAGCCAACTGTAATAGAAGGCCTGTCATTTCTGTTTCTGTCATAATTATTTTGTTTTGTAAAACCTACCAAGAATATTGGCATTCAAGTATTCATCTTTCTCAAGCACTTCATATTTAAACTGATGCTTTACTTCCTGATATGTTAACTCCATTTGAGAATAGCATATCATTAATATCTCTCTTTTGATAATAACTCCTGCTTTGTGAGCATCTTTAAGAGTTTTATTACTACTGTAGTAATTCATGTAATCAGGTTTAATAACCCGGCTGTATTTCTTGAGTCTTTTATCTGTACTCATAGCCAAAGCTTTTTTACCTAATGGTCTTTTGATATTGGCAAAGAAGTTCTTCTTACCAATATATGCAACAGATTTACCATCTATAACAGCAGTCATGATGTAAATAAAACCTACACCACCTTCTGGAATCATAGAATCTGAAAACTGTTTACCTTTATAATTCCAACTCATAATGCTTGTTTTAATAATGGGAATAACATTTCTCTAGTTTTTTCTATACCATGTGCTTTTACACAATCTGCAATATCCTTTTCAGCAGGTGGAATAACATAATTCATCCCGTGTTTTAATTGATACTTCTTCATTGCTTCAATTCCTGCATAATCATTATCTAACATAGTAATAATTTTTGAATACTTTTTTTTGTAATAAGCAATCAAACTATCAGGTAGTAAATTGTTTTCACTATCTGGAATTATACCCTCAATATTTTGTATTCCTAAACTATTGAATGCCATCAAGTCTTTTAAAGAAGAAATAATTATTAAATACTTTTTTTCAAAGGTTAATTGTTCAGTTCCTTGTATGTAATTTAAAACTTTAATAAACTTCTTCTCTTTGTTTTTTGGTTGATAGATTTTATAAAGAGTCCCATCTTCTTTAAAATAACCATAAATATGCTCACCTTTTATAGTGAATGAAGTTTCTATATCTTCTTCTGTTTTAGTAAGAGTGTAATACTCTAGAGGCATGACTTCATATTTTTTAAGTTGCCTGGTGCCAATATGATATTCAGACCAATAATCTTTATCAATTACATTCCAGTGACGGACAGCATAATCAGTAACTCTGTATGTAGCACAAACTTTGTATTCTGTTACAGCATCATAATCATTGTCTTCAATATACCTAGCATAATCAAGAACAATCTTTAAGTTAGCTTGCTTTCTTGTTAAGTTATGTAACTCCATTATTAAATTACTGGAATCTCCACCTATACCAGTTGAAAAATCTTTGAATCTATAGTATCCTTTATTTTCATCAAAATACACATACATTGATTCTGTTTTCTCACCAGGATTAAAAACAGATTTGATTTTTATAGTTTGTCCGTTAAGTCTGTAAGATAAATTTAAGTAATATTCAAAAATCCATTCTCTTGGAACATCTACTATTGAACTAATAAAATTAATTGTTGATAACATCATGGCAATAAAAAATAAAGGGGAGCTGTTACACTCCCCTAAATTAGAAAAAAAAATTATTTAGTCTAAGCTAAATGTAGTTGATGACTGAGGAATGGTGAAATCATCATCATCATCATCTCCAAAGTTTTTAACTTCTTGAACTTTGTTTTTAGGAATGTAAATGTGAACCGCAGGATCAAACACTAAACACTTTCCTTCTTTCAATCCAGATACTGCATACTTTCCATTAGAAGCTTTTGGCAACTGAAGATTGTAATTAGTATATCCTTCTGAATTAACCCATTCTTGACCACCAACACAATATTCAAGATAGATATCTTTAAATGGTGCAGTAGCATTGAATGCATCAATCAAAGATTCTGCACTTTCATGTTTTTTATTTTGTGCTTTTGCCCAATCAGTAATACCTAATGTTTTGCACAAATTAATAATGAACATAAACATTGATCTTTGTTGGGAAACTGGTTCTCCACTTGGCATTGTTCCATCCTTATAGCCAAAAGGATTAACATTGATTTTACCAATCTTACCAGCATGTCTACCTTTAGATTGATCATTGTCAATATAGAAACCTTCAAAATCTTCAATTGGTTCAGTTTCTACATTCAGATAGATATATTTCTTCTCAGGATATCTTTCATCTTCTTTTGTAACAATACTGTTAATCTTTAGTACATGATTTCCTGGATTGATTTTCTTTCCACCTTTTCCTCCGCTTTTGCTTTCTAGCAAATCTGTTAAATCTACATTCATCTTTATTTATTTATTTGTTATTTTTTAAAAATTTTGTCCCAGTGACACTCTACTTCACCTTTGCTGTTTACTTCAGAAATTACTATCTCTTCATTTCTTAAATGTTCAGGTCTTGCACCACAAGTTACTTCATCATTTGATTTGAATGAAAGAACTGCTTGATTACCTTTTCTAAATAGATAACCAATAGCATCTGCATTAGCACAAATCAAAGACTTGATTTTACCTGTTAAATCAATGTTTGCAGCCATAACCATCTCACCTTTATCATCAACTACTTTGTCTTTGATGTGTCCAGATAAAATAATATGGGGTGCTAAAGTATCAATAAAATCTAAAACTTGAAAGAAAGCTTGTCTTAAATATAAATAACCTGCACCATTTGGTAAAGATAAAACAGTGTCCCCACTAAAATTTTTACCCATTGATGTTTTTTGATAAAGACTAACTGCCAATGGCATAATCATGTCCTCTAAAGCAGTTACAGTATCTACGGTAATATACGTGTATGGTTTACCGGCAGCCTTAATTGCTTTTCCAGCATCAAGCAAATCTTGTAAACAAGTAATAGGAACCTTTAATGCATCAACATAGTTGGTACCATTTTCCAAATCCAATATTAAATTGTTCTCCAGACCTGCAAATGCAGTAGTTTTACCTGTCTTAGGCTTAGAATAAATCACAATTCTTTTTGGATTTACCTGAGAAGCCTTTAGTTTTTTAGTTGGAAGTACTATACTCATACTAATTAAATTTAGATAATGCTTCTGCTAACTTTTCAAAGTCCCTAGACATTCTCATTAGAATATCAGAAACTGGTTCTTCTTCAGAAGTAGTCATAGTTCTCTTTTTAGAACCAAATTCTTCTTCAAAGTTTGGAAATGGAGAAGTTGGAATGTTCCCATTCTCATAATCAGAATAACTGATCTCATTTCCATTTGGTAAAATTACTCTCATATCTACAATAGGAATGATATAGACAGAATATTCTTTTCCCTCATCAGTAACTTTATTCTCTATTTCAAACTCCTCTTTGTAAAAAGGATTGTATGTCAATTTAAACAACGGTCTGTCATCTAAATCAGGTGTAAGATCTTTCTTTACAAACTCTGTATAGATATCTTTTTCTTTGGCAAGCTCACTTTCAAATAATTGAATATACTTACCTTTCTTTCCACTAATAAAATACGCACACTTTAATGTAAAAAATGGATCTGTTACTCCTTTCTTTCTAAAGATAGGCAGATGTTTTTGCATTAAATCTTCTGTTTTTTCTTTTCTACTCATACTTGATTATTTATTTTTTTGTTGTTGCGGGGGTGTATCAATTTCTACAATTTTCATTTTCTCTTTATCCAGTTTGAAAAAACTAATTCTTGTATCACCATTTCTTGATTTCAAAAAGTGAAATACAATAGTGGTGTCATCAGGAATGATAAATCTATCAGGACCATAAAACCTAATCTTTTTAAGAGCCGGTCTATTTATACCAATCAAAGTGTCTGCATGCTGCAATAAAGCATCTGCACCAAAAATATCTGAATCAAGAACATAGTTACCGTACTTACCATCTTCAGATCTATCTGGATTATCAATGTTTCTGTTTAATTGACTTAGAATTATGAAAGCTACTGGATAGTTCTTTTTCATATAAGTGATTGCTTCACCAAGATTGTAAAGCATATCAAACTTGTCTTTGTCTTTTGCAGATTTTTTGAATAATGTTGAGTGATCTACAGTAACTAGAACTTTGCATAACTTTTTTGTTCCATTTACCACTGTTGAATGTTTCTCAACATAGTGATGGATAGTAGACATAAACTCTTCAACAGTACAAGGGTCATACACCACATCTGTCCTTGCATTCTTTTTGAGTTTTTCTACATAAGATACACATTTATCATAGTCTTGTTCAGTTAATTTTGTACTTCCTGCACTATTAAGACTTTTATAATCTTTTTGTGTAGGAGTTGACAACTCTCTGATTGCACTGGTCCTTCCAGGCATTTCTAATTGAAATTGTAAAACCCTAAAATTCTCATTAGGATTTAATTCCACAACATCTGCACACAATTGGTCAACAAAAAAAGTTTTACCTGTTCCTGGTCTGGCTCCTACAACTGTTAGGGTATTCCACTCGATCCCATCTAATAAAGCATCATTGAACTTGGGCCAACCTGTTACTAAACTCCTTATTCTTCCCTCTTGTCTTGCTTTTATGTGAACTAAAGCTTCATCAAAAGCTTCAATTTTACTTTTTACTTTTATTGGTCTTATACTTAAATAGTCACTCATGGTGTATATGTTTTACAGCTTGTCTTTTAGTATAGTTATACAACTCATGCAACAAGCTTATTATTAGTTCAATTAATAAGTATTTTCCAAATGATATATCTACTATAAATGTGGAAATTATAAAATATCCAGTAAATACACCAGTTAATATACAGGCAATCAATAAGTATTCTGTTCTTTTTTTACTCATACTACCTTGTCTTTAAAGTGATTATCTTCAAAGTCATCTTCTCCATTGATAATCATGTCACAATAAGTAGCAAGATCAGAATCCCATGATTTATCAGTATTCTGTTTTCTAACAAAGTACTGAGAAGTTCTCATGTATTCATAGTTCTTCATTTCAAAGTCATATACATACTTTTTTGTTGCTTGAAGAATAATTTCCCAACTATAACCATATGTATCAAAAAACCATCTGAATGCATTTTCTAATGTTTTGACATTTACCCTAGCAGGTTTGCCACTGGCTAATCTTTTGTTTGGAAAAATTTCAACATATTCTTGGATCATATCTAGAAATGAATCTCCCATAAGAACAGTAGAAGTTTTCTTCTTACTTTTCTTAAAGAATGTCTCAATTTCTTGAATAAAGATAACACTTTTTTCTGTTAATTTCAAATTTTCATCCAACCAATTAGCAGTTTGTAGCCTAACCACTTCTAGTGAATGACTTACAAATGTATGTGGTACTCTTTTTTCTTTTGAACAATAAAGAATATAAAATGAGTTTGGTGTTAAACCAGCTTTTACTAACTTTTCAAATATTTCATCCATACTACCAAATTAAATCTTCATTATAATTCTCTTTTACTACTTTGGAAATCTCATTGAAAAGATTTTTTGAATCCCATGCTTGTTGTTTTTGATATGCTGCACTAGCCGGATGTGTAACAAAAAACTTTACATTGTTATCATTTACACAATCTGACCATTCTTTAGCTTCTTTACCAAGATAAGCATAGATTAATCCATGCTTGTTCCAGGTTAAATGATCAAAGAGATAAGCCATAAAAGGCTTCCACAATGCATAATGCTGACCAGTTTTACCTACTGTTGTTGTGAGAGCAGTGTTAAGCATAAGTATACCCTGATTTGCCCATCTTGTTAAATCACCATTAGTAGATCCAGGATGACCATTATACACAGTACGGTTTATCTCATCTAATATAAACTGCAAACTTACTTGAACTTCTGTTTGACTACAACTAAAAGCAATACCATCTGCATGGTTAAATCCGGGATATGGATCTTGACCTACCATAACTACCTTGAGCTCATTATACGGACATTCTTCAAATGCTCTAAACAATTGCTTCAAAGGAGGAGTAAATCTTTTTCCATCTCTTGTTAATCTTACTAATTGTAAAATAAGTTTCTCAAAATCTGAACTATCAATAAATGATTTAAGGACTTTATCCCATCCAGAGGGTTCTAATTTTAACAACAGTTTGTTTCTTATTTCTTCTAAATCTATTTTTGTATTCATTTTTTGTATTAAATTTGTTAAAAACTAATGTCATGGCAGTAAAAATAAAAGAAATGAAAGATGATGCTGTCTTTACCATTAATGTAAATAAAAACTTTTACTTGATGGCTAAAGAACTTGCATTTTATTTATTTACATCTCAATCAGATTCAGCAAAACTTGAAGAAGCACTAAAAAATATGACTACTAAAAAATATGCTGAATTAGACATGTTTGAAAGGGCTTTCTTTACTACTACACTTTTGATCACAGAGATTGAGTCAGTAGCAAAAAAAGAATCTAAGTTTACTGAAAAAGAAATTTTACAACCTGGAGATGAAGGATATATTCCTCCTACCCAAGACTAAGATTATAGTTATCTATTCCAATTTGGATACATGTTTCAATAGCAAGCATTAATTCATCTTTACTGCAATCAGCAAATGATTTATCATCTACACCTGATCTAACCTTAACAATCTCTTTCATTTCATCAAAGGTATAACCAGACTCTTTGGCTAACTCTCTAATACAAGCATGTACTTTTGCAAGTTGTGCTTTACTATGATCTGCATCTGCAAGATCTAAATACATTTCTACTTTTTGACCTTCCTTGATTTTGTCTTCAAAGATTTCATATGCTAACTTATCTTTTGGTTCTAGATATGTTAGCTTACCATTTTTCTTTATAAGTTTTAATGATTGCATGCTAATTTCTAATTACTGTTTTACATAATTTGATAAAAGCTTTTAATTGCTTTTTCTTTGTGATTTCTAGATCCGGAATGTCCCATGATATGACCTTCCAACCTTTTCTACTGAAAGTTTCATCACTCTCTGTAGATGCTAAACTTAATCCTGTTGCTATGTCTAAGACATAGTAATAGTAATCATATCCATTATTAGTCTCAGCATTTTTAGCTTTGACTTTTATAAAACCTAATTTTTTCAGTGTTTTTTCTGTCATGATGTTTTATTAAATGTGTTACTGAGCATTAGAGGAGATATCATTAAAACAGTGTAATCTTTCTTTACATTTTTATATGCTTCAGAATCATAAACTACCCCATATTTCTTTTGTCTTTTCTTTCTATAATGCTTAAGTATTGTATACAACATGTAGAAGTTATCTTTATCTGGTGAAGTTAACATGTTAGATAAGTTTTCAGATTCATCATATGTTATCATATTCATAGCCAGATTAAGATTAATTTCTGCAGCAAAAATGAATGGTTTATACTGATCTTTATGAGTACCTTCAGAATACAGATACCATAAAAAGTTCATACTTTTATCATCACTATTGCTTAATACATAATGTTCATTTGCTATTTTACCAATAAATTTTCTTATTTCTGGTGTAATCATCTCCTACTCATTTATTAGATAAGAATAAATTTCAGGAGGATTTTTCCTAAAATATTCTTTATTTTCTTTTCTTCTTTCTGACTCCAACATATCTATATCATCATAATCAAAACTTAACATGATTGATTTAGCATATTTTACATCAGATACTTCAGCAGATAGTACTACTCCCCATTTATGATAAAAATGACCAGGATAATCCTCTTCTGGAACTCTAGGTGTATAATACTTACCCCAGTGTTCTTCAATTTTTCCAGAACCCATTTCTGTAAGCATAGCTTTAGCAATCTTAACAGCTTCTTTTCTTACACCATTAGTACCAAATCCTGTAGGTATACCTATTCTTAATAGTCCTTCTTTAGCTTCCATTTTGTCTTAGTATTAATTCATCAATAGTTCTAGGTGTGTAATCTAGTAAATGAGCATCAACATTAAAATACTTGTGTCTAGTGACATCTAATTCACTTCCGGGATCATTATACTTATTATAAGTTTCAATCTCTTCAAGCTTATTTAAATGATGAATATGAGCATGTATGTTACCTCTGTAGAAATGTACTTCATTAGGATGAATAGGTACATGTGTAAGGATAAATCCTTTGTAATCTACTGCTCCTGCAATACCATCTACATACAGCATCAATTGTTTTGAATGCTGATACAAGTCATGATTTCCACCAACAACAATCTTTCTACCATGTAATAAATCTAGTTTATAGTAATCTAGTGTTTTCTCCATAGTAATATCTCCAAGGATATAAGTAGTATCTTTTTTGTTTACTACACTATTCCATTGCTTTATTAAGTATGCATCTTGTTCTTCAGCATTATCCCAGCCACGGTATTTTGCTACTGAGTTGTGCCCAAAATGCAAACAACCTATCATTCTAACATTTGACATAATTTTATTTTTTAAGAAATTCTTCAAAGGCCATATACTGTTTAACTTTTAGTAGTAATCTATCTACTATATCAGGATAATAATCATAGGTTTTAAATCTATAACTAGAAAGACCATATTCAATAGTAATTTCTACATACCATTGATTTATAACAGTAGTTCCACTTGTAGAAAGTCTTTTTGATGCTATAAATTTAATATGAACACTTGTCAACTCCATAACCCTAGTACCCGGACTAACATAATGATTACTAATATATTGCATATATTCATTAGACCCTCCTGGATATTTTGATGTAAAACCTTGTTTAACTATTTTCCTTCTTATCTTGTCAATCTCTAAAGCAGTCATATCAAATCCTATTAGTTATACAACTTGGTCTGTGTCTTTTTCTTATCCCACAATGAGGACATTTCTGTTCTATTTGGTTATCACACAGTTTACTATTCTTTGGTTTGTAGTCATTATATGCTTGCCAATAACTATCAGGTGCAGTGTATCTATAGCAGTGATACTTTAGTTTACAATCCTTATTTCCACATTTACTTATATCAGCCATAACTAATAGTAATATCTAAAACATGCATTGTCATAAGTAATGATCAATACAGTATAGTCATCTGTATATTGCATGGTGAGGTAGCAGGTAATATACTCTTCATCTAAAGATTTCCAGGTGATATGATCATCTTTTTTATCAAAGATCTCTAAGGTTTCAAATACTGAACCCATCTCATTGTTAATAGACACTACAGACTTATCAAATGTAATAGTCAAGTTTACTTTTTGAACATTACCCCAGACCCAACCACTTTTAACTTTGGACCATGTACCTACTTGTGCTGCATATGCTCTTTCTGTATCTTGACAGAATGCACTTACAGTAATAGCAATAAATGCTATGATTAATAATAATTTTTTCATCTTAAAAAGTGTTTAATAATTTCTATTTTTGATGCATGAACAAACTCAAACTTGTTTTCTTTATTCTTTTGTAAATAACCACTTTCCCTAAATGCTCTTTTAATACTACACCATCTACATAGTACCGCTTTACCAAAACTAGACTTCAGTTGATAAGTACTACTGTCTTTTTTGAATAAAAACAGAAACTTCTTTCTTTTACATTTAAAGCATCTTTTCATTTTCTACAATTTCAATTAATTTAATAAGACATTCAAGTTCTGCTTCTTC